CCAATAAGTGTATTACCACTTACAGTGTTTAACATTACATTCCCAATAGTTGTTTCTATCGCTCTAAAATCTGTCGCTGCCGATATCGTTGGATTAACATAAATTCCTCTTGTAACTCCACTCGAGCCACCTGTTTGGTTGATTGTAGGAGTTACTTTTAGAGCGTTAAAAGAAGGTGTTCCACTTGCTGATGTTGGAGCGTACGTACCTAAAAAGTTTGCAAATCCTTGCTCATTATTAGGGCTATTTAAAGTATTATAACTTTGAGCATCTATAATATATCCGCTACCACCTGCTATGTTTGAACGTAGATTTAGAGTATTACCTAAACTGATTAAAGCAAATCCAGAACTTTGGTAAAAATGATTCTGCACCCTCGCCGTTCCACTAACATCTAATCCATATGAGGGACTACTTGTTAAAATACCTAAACGATTATTTGTATTGTCCCAAAAGAAATTAGAATTATTCTGTGATAAAGTTCCTCCACTTCCCTGAAATATAACCGAACCTGTTGTGAATGGTGATGATAAAGTTGTTGCAGATATTGTTGTTGCAGTTAATGCTTGTAATGAAGTATTACCCGTTACAGTTAAATTACCGTTGATGGTTAAACCCGTAATAGTCCCTCCACTAAATGATGGAAGATTGTTATATGTTGTTGCAGATATTGTTGTTGACCTAACATTTGTTAAACCTGTTAGTGTACTTGACCAGTTGGCTTTACCATCAGATGTCGTGGATAATAAAACTTTGTTAACACCTTCAGTCCCGTCAAGTAATTGAACTGAATATGCACTTAATGGGGTGCTATAACCACCAATTGCTCTAGCATCAAAATAACCTCCAATACCTGTAGTTATACCTCCAAATTCTGAAGTGTCTAAAGCACCTTTAACACCTATTGCTAATAACCCATCTTGAGCAACACCTAATATACCTGTATTGTTAAAACCATTACCACCGAAAGCAGAAGAGCTTATTCCAGTTGCTCCACCACCACCATTAACTAATGAAGAAATACCGATACCCCCTGATGCTTGATTTTGAACATTCAAAGTGGTCGAATTTACTGATGAATAGACATACATTTTATAAGAAGCAGATGGAGCAACACTAACACCAATATTTGTTCCGTCATCTTGTATCTGACTATTACCTAATGCGGTTGTTCCTGTCCATTTTGGAATGTAATTTGATGTACCACCACCTCTAACAGTACCTGAAAATGGTAAATTAGAATATGTTGTTGCAGATATTGTCGTTGCCGTTAAAGCTTGTAATGACGTGTTACCTGTAACTGTTAAATTACCGTTAATTGTAAGTCCTGTAATAGTTCCCCCACTAAATGAAGGAAGGTTATTATATGTCGTCGCAGATATTGTATTTGCACTTAATCCACCTGTAAAGTTAGTAGCCCCCGATACTGTACCACCTGTAAAATTAGAACCTGTTGTCCCTGTAAAGTTGACACCAAAATTAGGATAGGAGCTTACTATTTGTATGTTTGTCCCACCTGTGATTGTAACAGTTTGGTCAGGTAAAGTATTTGTAATTGTAACAACTCCATTACTTGTTGACGCCGATATTCCTGTTCCACTTGTAACCGCACTAACAGGCAAATTAAAATATGTCGTCGCAGATATTGTCGTTGCCGTTAAAGCTTGTAATGACGTATTACCCGTAACCGTTAGATTACCGTTGATAGTTAAACCTGTAATACTTCCCCCACTAAATGAAGGTAAGTTGTTATATGTTGTCGCAGATATTGTACCTGTTATTATATTATTAGTATATAACGTACAGTTAGCCGTAGCATTTAATCCACAACCAATAGCCGAAGAAAAACTACCACTAACAGTATTACCACTACCTCCAAGTACCATACTGTAGTTACCACTAACAGTATTACCTCTACCTGTTCCAATAAAACTAGAAGAACCACCTGATGTAATAATATTTAAAGTGCCACCTCCAATAAATGAACAGTTACCACCCGCAGTATTTTTACAACCACCAACAACTGACGATGTTACTCCGCTAGTAATATTTTGAAGTCCCCCTCCAATAAATGAATAAGAGCAACAAGAAGTATTTAAACCACCTCCAACAACACTAGCGGAACTTCCACACGATTTATTACCAATACCACCACCAACAAAAGAATAGGTACTATAGGTATTATTGAATGCACCACCAACAACTACCGACGCTAATCCTGATGCGGTATTACCTGTACCAGCCAACGATGCCGAAAAATCAGCAGTCGCGTTATTAGCAACCCCACATCTAATTGAAGATGTTGTACACGTTCCCTGAATAATAACGGAACTTACAGGTGTATAATTTGTTAATAATCCGTTAGTACTCGAACAAACAGCTTGTCCTGATGACAACGTACTTGAATAGATTGACCCACAAGAACAAAAATTATTTGTATAAAATGTATTGGGACAAGATGCAACAATATTACACCCAAACACACCAATAAATGAGTCAGATATAATATTATTTAACCCGCCAATAACAACTGAATTGGACATTTTACTAGCGCCTGAAATAGTATTTAAACACCCATTAAGGATTGAAGAAAATGATGGATAAGTAGAAATTGTGTTTTGATTTCCCCCTCCAATAAATGAATAATTACCACTTGCACTGTTACAATATCCACCACTTATTGTTGACTTGTATCCACTCACAGTATTAAATCTTCCCCCACTTACGTTTGAATAATCTCCACTTGCAGTATTACTTGACCCACCACCAACAAATGAAATATAACCACTTACAGTGTTACCTGCACCTCCTCCAATAACTGAATAATTGCTACTAACAGTGTTAGTTGAACCTCCTCCAATAATTCCGCCAGTAATTCCAACCATAGTATTACATCTACCTGCGCCAATAAATGCTGAGTCACCTCCATTAATATTACAATATCCCCCACTTATCGTTGACGTGGTACCACTTGAGGTATTACAATACCCTCCGCTTACGGTTGAACCATTACCACTTGAGGTGTTATTTCGTCCTCCACTTACGGTTGAGTAATAATTACTTGAGGTGTTAAGATATCCACCACTTACGGTTGACCTACATCCACTTGAGGTGTTACTTTGTCCTCCACTTACGGTTGAATCATCGCCTATCGCGGTGTTTGAATATCCTCCGCCTACGGTTGAGTAAGCGTTACTTGCGGTGTTATTTTTTCCTCCACCAACAAAACTATATTTACCTGAAGCGGTATTACCAGAACCCGCAAGAGCTCCTCCAAAATCACCCGCAGCTGTATTATTTACCCCACATCTAACAGTTGAATTAATACCTGTTCCCGTAATGTATAAACTCGTTCCTGATGTCCCACCTGAACTTGCACCTGACGAAAACTTTCTCCATACCGCAGTAGCATGAGTTGCTCCACTTACATCTTCAATTGTATTACCCGTCCAAGCGTTAATAAACGATTGTCCCGCAGCGGTCTTATTATTTATTGTAGTCCCGAAATCTGATATACGAACACACCCCGTACTAGCAGTTGCAGCATTAAATAATGTTTCGTAATTATTAATATAATATTGATAAACTTGGTCTTGCTCATAAACATATACCAACATACCAAGTCGTCTTCTACCTGATGAAATATTATCCGAGGCAAGTGTTATAACATTAGGTGACCAAGCGGCTCCAGTCCCCTTTGTAAACTCAATAGGGATAGTGTTACCCGAATACTCAATACTCCCTGTTGTTCCTGATGGTATAGTATAATAAAGGTCAGATAAACTATAAACCTCCATGTAACCACCAGTATTGTTAACACTAAAAGTAGTACCATAGGTATTGTTTCTTGGCACAGTCTGTGTTCCATTTACTTGAATTGACGATATTGGATTTTTATATGGGAAACTCATTTACTATAATTATATATCAATCTTACTTCCTCTAAAATAAAGGTCATAAGTATTATCCAATTCAAACGTATTTGATGGGTATGTGGTGTAAACTCTATATGTTGTCTTAACAATTGTACCACCAGTATAAGTGAATGTGTTAGCGTAAATTGTTGGTTCCATTTTCACACTTGTAAAGACATTTGGATTAACAATCCCCAAATCAATTTCAACTTGATACTTGTAATTTGTATATACCACAGGTATTATCCATGTGTACCATGCTTTAGAACCTACAGTATTTTTAGCAACTTTTGTAGTTAAAAAATTATAAGCAATTTTTGGATTACCATATGAGTCAAAACCACTTGTCGTGATTGGTATCGTCTGTTTGATAATCGACGGAAATAATCCTGTTGTCCACCCTGAAAAATTAACATATCGATTCATATCAGAGTCAAACGTACTTGCCGAACTACTTGGTTGTGTTGTGTTTGTGAATCCATAGAAACTCGACCCAAGTGAACTCATATAAGAACCAATACTCGATGAACCTGAATAAGGCTCAATAAATAAATAACCATATAATAAAGGTTCAGGTGTTGGTGTAGGTGTAGGAGTTGTTGTAACAGTTGGAGTTACGGTCTTAGTAGGTGTAATACTTGGAGTTACGGTCTTAGTAGGTGTAATACTTGGAGTTACGGTCTTAGTCGGTGTAATAGTTGGAGTAATACTCGGTGTCGGTGTATGTGATGGTGTAATACTCGGTGTTGGTGTATGTGATGGTGTTAAAGAAATCGTTGGGGTAATACTCGGAGTAATACTCGGAGTTGGTGTCGGTGTCACACACATATATTCTTGTGTAAACACACATCCCGTAGAATCAACTATTTTAATTAATAATTTGGGAGCACTTGTATATCCACTCGGTATTGGAAAACTAACTGCCGGTGGAATGTAATTTACAAAAGTGTCGACAAACTGACAATTAAATTGGAAAATGTCACAAACATATATTTGATATGGTGGAACACCTGATATGTTATCAATTGTAATTAAACTCATCTAAAATAAATACTTCAAACAAAACTTTAAGTCCTACATGAAATATTATAAACTACTCTAACACTAATTGTTAATAGTTCGTCTTTATATACTTCAACACCTCCAACAACTTTGGATTCAATAACAATAGTATTTGTGTCAGGATTAATTTCAGTGTTTTGTAAATTAGGTATTAAAGTGAGTAGTGACTCAATAGCCGTTATAAAATTATCGATTGATGGTATTGAATTTAAATTAGGTGACACATAAAATACTGAGGAATATGTCGTACCAGTTATTTCAATATCACAATTAAATTGAGCGTAATTTAATTTGCAATCTTCATGGCCTTTAACTAAATTAGCATATCCTGTAAATAACATATTTTTGAAATCATATGTTTTTGTAGGTATGTAAGTTGGTGTTGAAACTTTAACAGGTTGAGTTCTTGAAAAATTAATTAATGGATTACATGTTATTGTCTTACTTTTAGTCGTCACACATCCTGTTTCAGCGCTTACAGATAACGTATATGTTCCCGCAGTTAATCCTGTAAGATATACCCCTGTCTGTCCATTAACATTACTACTCCATGTTAAATCAACAGGAAAATCTGTATAATTAACCATAGCACTTATTGTCCCCCCACTACCATTCCCACAATTTGTGCTATATAAAAGAACATTAATAGGACTAGTATCAATAACATTAACCGAATAACTTTGGCTACAGTAGTTTGAGTCAGTAACAATTAAATCGTAAACCCCGGCAGTTAGATTAGAAAACGTATATGCCGTTGATATAGTTTGTATTGATGTTACACCATTAGATAAACTATAGGTATAAGTTAATCCCGTCACAACGGGTGTAACTTCTAAATAGATACTACCACCATTGAAACTACAATTTGTTGTTGTTGCACTTATTGAAACTCCAAATGATAAACTTGTATTGATTGAGAAGTTTTTAGTGTATGTACAAGCCGATGTTGCGTCATTTATTGTTACGGTATAATTACCTGAAGCTAAATTACCAAATGATTGGTTTGGTATATTAACATAATTAATTAATGTATAACCACTATTGTTTGTAAAGTTGTAAGTGTAAGGTGTTGTACCCCCTTGTAACTGAATACTATAAATACCTGAATTATTATTACAACTCGAATCAGTTATTGACTCAGAGACAACAAAGAAAGTATTTGGTGTTTGTAATACAACATTAAATGTTGCAGTGCATAAAGCAACATCAGTAACTTCTAACGTATAATTACCAGCAGATAAACCACTGAAAGTTAAAAATTGGTCATAACTAACTAACGAGTCCCCATTACTTAACAAATAAAAATAAGGCCCTGTTCCACCTGATATGTAATAAGTAATTGAACCTGTTGAACCTGTACATGTTGGTGAAACTAATGTATACGTTATTAACCCTATCGGGTCAGCATTTAATACTGTCGTTGTTTTTGTTATCGAACATCCTTGTGAATCAGTAACGGTACAAAAATAGTTACCTGTAGTTAAACCCGTAACAGATGATGTGGTTGGAGAACCACTAATATTTGATGACCAAACGTATGTGTATGGTGGTATTCCTGTAACACCTGTAACAAATAACTTACCATTTGTAAGTGAACATGCCGGATTATTAACAACATAAAACCCAAAATCCATAGAGCTTGTATTGTAAAGCACAACATTCTCAGATTTACCATAACATCCTCCATAGTTTGTACAAGTCGCGTAATAAACACCTTCAGGTAAATTAATAAATGTATATTGATTGGCACTTGTAACTGATGCCGTACTATATTGAATATTATCTTTAAATAATGTTATTTCATTAGTACCGTAATTGGTATATGTATTAACCGTCAATGAACCGTTTGACAACCCACAAGATGTATTTTGAACATCTTGTATGAATAGAGTACTAGCTGAAGTGATATAAACTTGTATAACTCCTGAAGATTGATTAACCGGAACTGACGAATCATTTACATAAAATTGATATGTACCCGCACTTAACCCTGTAAGTGAGTAATTTCCCGTTGTAGACGCCGAAGTGTATAATGGGGTTAACCAATTTACAATATAAGGAGTATTACCACTTGTAAAATTAATACTAAAACTACCTAAATTACTGTTAGTACAATCTCCAGTTACTGATATGTTATAAAAAAATGACATATTATTGACAGCTTGTTGTTAAATTAACTATAATGTTTATGTCAGTAGACGTTGGAGCGGTTTCAAAAAACGTAACGTTATTTGATTCTAAAATATAATATAAAACAGGATATGAATAATCATAAGTAGCATTAATCCCATATAACCATAACTGACTTTGTATTTCACTAAATCCTGCAATAACAATATCATACCATTGTTGGTTTGTTAATGTTGCTCCATGAAAATTAGTTTGAGGATTTCCATTATAAACAAAGTCAACTCCATTAATAGTAAATGAAAACCCAAAATAAACTGATACGTTATTTGGATTTGGATTACAAGCATTTTGAGTTATCCAATCTTGTAATGTCATATTATACGCATCAATAACATAACTTTGGTCAACAAATAAAATTGGATAAGTTACAGATGGGGCCCCTAAAGTTCCTTCAACAGTACCATTACTAATTGGACCTACGGTGTTTTCGGAGACAGTTTGACACATTCTTTGTCTTCTATAAACAAACTTTTGTCTATGGAAAATAGAGTTCTCAAACTTAGTACCTGTATTCCAAATAGTTGTTGCCGGCATAAATTGTTCAACCAATCGTATCCATGAATCACCCAAACCATTAATATATTCAATCATGTTTTGATAATTAAAATTATCATTTTGGATTCCAACATCTTGATACATAGTAAGATATTTCCAAAATAAAGATTGTAATGTAGGATATCCACTTGTCTTACCATCAGAGGAGAATTGTCTATTTCTCACATTAATCATGTTACTCCAAAAAGTTTTATAAAACTCAAAGAAGGTTTCATATTGTGGTTGTGGATTAATAAACGTCCAATCTATCCCACCAACTTGTGGATATGGATTAGACAACCCTGATGATGGTATAGGATAGTTTTGTGTGTTTGATAGATACCAAACATCATAAACCAACGCTTGAGCAGGATTTAAAAACAAATCAACGTTCTTAACATTTAATACTAACCTATCATCACTAACTGTATAATAAGCGTCAAATAAATCGTCAGTATTTTTTCGTAATGGTGGTTGTAAATTACTCCAGCTCTTTTTGTTATCATTAACTTTTTTAAGTGAAAATCCGTAATTTAAGAAAGGAAAATCTCTAAATGTTTCTAAATATTTTTGACCATATGTAAATGGTTCTAATTGTGTTTGAACATTTAAGTTTTGTCCAGTAAATGAATTAGTAGTTATAATTAATTCTTCAGGAGACCTATGTTCAGGTGTTTGTTCAAACCATCCTTCCCCTTTTTGAAAAAACATGTTAGCAGTATTTGCTCTTGGTTTTGGATATCCTTCACTATCAACTGGATAGTCATCTATTGTTGTCGTAACGGTTTCTATTGTTGTTGTTGAGGTATACGCAGTAAATGGGTTACCCTGGAAACTATATATGTTTAAAGGGTCTAATGACGGTGTTTCAGGTATGAATACCCCACCTGAAATTTGTTGGAATAACTCATTAAATCTTTCAATATCAATAGGACTATCAGCAACATAAACATTTTCATTAAACTCTATTAACGCCTCGGGAGCTCCAATATAATTCATTAAAAAATCAATTGCCTTTCTTGTACCTTTTGACTTATACAAATACGCTGAATTTAAAATTAAATTCCTATAAAATTGACTGTTTAAATCATCAATAGTTTGACTTGTTGAATACCCAGGAAAAGCGTTTTCAGTTGTTCCATAAACGGAAGTAAGATAATCGACATTTGTAATTGGTGATATGTTTGTTGACCATCCTAAGGTTTCCGCCAAATTTGGCAACAACTTAGATGGTATATCATTACCAACATTATAATTTACAGAAGTCATGAATGAAAGTGCGTCTATGTATTTTTTACTTTCATCAAAACTTCTTCCATATATTCTTAAAGTTTTTTCGACTTTTTTATCAGGAGTATCAAATTCTTGAAAAGCATCTGTCACATAAAATCTTGATAATAAATCAGTTTGTTGACTATCAAATTCATTTCCTATTTGATTTAAAGTTTGAATATAAGAAGAGAAATTTTCAGTTCTTATATCTAAGTTCCATGACCCATCTAAAGGCCAAGTAACATTTTGATATCTTGTAAAAATATTACCATTATCCGCCTCAGTTGGTATTTGAAACTGAGCAGTATATATTGGAGTAACATATCTATATAAAAGGAACTCGTCAACCTCATCTAAATTAAGATTAAAAACTTCATTAACAATAACATCATTTGGTCTAATAACTATAGTATCAACCGATGTTGAGTTACCTGAAAAAGGATTTCCATCAACTTGTATTGTTAATGTACCGGCAGTTAAACTTTGTGATGGAAATAAATATGATAAAGGATATTGTCCCCCATTTACTATTAAAACATATGCCGGATATGTTTCTTTAAGATTTCTATATTTTGATATTGAGAACTCTAAACTATTAATGTCACTAGTCGCATTTACAGTAAAATTTATCCCAAAAGGATTTCTTATTGCAGTTATATCTAAATCTAATTCTGTAACATTTTCATTTGAATAAAATGTAATATTTTGAGCGGTATTACCTGTGGTATAACCTTCTCTCAAATTAATTATTTCTAAAGCCGCTGGAAAATAATTAATAATATTAATTATTGACGATTCAAATCTTTTTGTTAAAGAACCATAAGCTGTAAAATTGGTAATTTTTGAACTATCAAAATTTGGAGTTACTTTAAAATTGTTTTGAAAAATTTGAAATGATTTTCCTAAATCAATACCTAAGTCATTTAACGATATAGGAGTTGAGAATGTACCAATATCAAAACTTCGATTAACTTTCTCAACAACCGTTGTAGTAAAATCAAAATTAGCATTGGTTAATCCACCACCTTGCACAAGTTGTAACCCGACAATATTATCGGAGAATGTACTAGCACCTGTAGGCCCTTGTGGTGGACATTTATATTTTACCATTAAACAATAATAGTTTGAAAGTTTTTAGTGAAATCGATATTGTCCCCTCTGTCTTGTCTAACTTCATATAACAAGTCGTTTAATTGGTCTCTAATTTCATATAAGTTATATTGTTTGTATATGTTATTAGAAGTATCGTAGATAGTATAAATTCCATCATCAATTGATTTAGTTTGATTACCGTAAAGAGCAATCGCCAATGTTGAGATATCATGTTCAACAATTTCAACTTCCAATGATATTGGATTAAAGAATGTATTTGTAATTACAATATTTTGATTTGGTTGCCCAATGTTAGGTATTGCGTTTGGTCTATTTGTTGGTGCAGATGATGGTGATAAAGTACAAAATACTAAATTAGATGAACCTTGAGAATATATGTATCTAATAGATTTGTCTTGTGTGTTTGTTAAGTTTTGAGTAACAGGTTCACAATAAAAATTAGAAGTAATTATTCTGTAAAAATTAGGGATTTTTGTATTATCTGTTGGGTCGTAATATTCAACTCTAAATCCAGTTAATCCTTGATTCGCAAAGTTTGTTAAAAAATTTGATGGGACATTTGTTAAATCAATTACTATCCCTTTTACATTAGGTAAAGAACTTAAAATACCACAATCAGTAATTACAGTTTTAATTTGAGCAGGTCTTAAAATTAATGTGTAAATCCCTAAGTTATTAAATTGATTAGCAGGTAAATTTAAATTATATAAACCACCTAATATTTGATTTGTATTACCACCTGTATTCGCGTTATTGAAATATGGTATAAGATTAGAGTTTGGTATCGTGAAAAGAGTGAAATTTTCAGTTTGGTCGCGCGATGCCGTATAATGAACTATTATTTCAACATCAGCGGGGCTTACATCCGCTAGTCTTATTGTTCCGTAATTACCTGTTGCCACAAATTTTTATTTATGTATGTTTATTTTTATAAATAGTAATAATGATTTTTTTTAACTCTTAACAACGTTGAAAAAACCATATCCATATTTTGCTAACCCTGGTGTTGTTCCTACTTCACCTATTCTTCTAAAATTCTCTAACCCACTATTAACCCCTCTCTCAATCAAAACAGTAGTTTGAATTTGGAAATCATCAATAACATTCATTAAAACTTCATTTTTAGTTATCGCACTATAATGTAACATTGATTCAGTTAGTCCTGAAGAATATGCAACAAATACTGAAGTCCCTCCCGAAAAATCTAAATAATCTATATTATTAATAGTATATGCGGTATATCCATTTTGTATATTTGTAACCGTTCCTGTACACCCTGAACAATCAGGTATTGGTATGTTAACACCAATTTGATATGGGTTTGAACCATACAACGCCAATTCTCTCAATCTTGATTGAGTTGACCCCGAAATAACATAAGGTACTGAGACATACGCAGGTGTTGATTGTTCATATAAGTTAAGGTTAGAGTCACCAGACCAAGTAAAGTTATACAATGATGGAGCGGTACTCCAACTACCACCTTGTGAAACAAAAGTAACCGTACCTAATGGATTTAAAATTTGAACGTCTGTAAATGGAACTTCTACCGTTTTTTGAACCGTTAGTATACCAAAACTATTAAATTGAGTTAAGGTAATAACAAAGTTTTGAGGGGTATTTGTATTACACTGTGAGTACACATGACTAATATAATCAGGTGAAAAATTAGTTATAGATTGGACAGGTGTACCATCCCCCCAATCAACTTGATAAGTGGAATCTTGTAAATAATTAATTGTACTTTCTGTGGTATTATAAACATAGTACGTACATGGTGAACCTGTTGTTGCACTAAAAAGAAAATTAACATTAACATTTTGTTGACTAATATCACCATCAAAGACTGAGTAGTAACCTATATCATGATAATCTTGATTTAATACAATCGGTATTGTTAATCCTGTAAATAATGAAGACCCGTTTGTTCCACCACTTAACATTTGACTAAGACCTGAGTATACACCAAAAGTATTACCATCATAAGTTTCACTAATAATGTCTGTCTTTAAAAACTCAGGTGATATTTTTATTCTAATAGTATCCATTAACCATTATTCTTTGGTGGGTTTATGTATTCATACCAATCTAATGTCAGTAAACTTTTACCTGAACCTGTTACATTATATAAGTAATTAATAAAATCAAAAGTAACCTCACGATAAAAATAATCGTTGTCAATTCTAAACGGTTTATTTGTATTAATACTAGTTTGTTTTCGGGTTGTAAAAGTTGTATATTCACCAGTTTTACCGTTAAAAAACTTAACTCTCATATAAAGTTTATCAAGTTTTAAAATATCAAAATCTTTAAACCAATAAATAAAATATGACTCTTTTAACCCAATATGGTCTAATTCAAAAGTTGGTGCTAAAGATTGAACAACATTACTAATAGTAGTTGTTGTTGTAACATTCGTTTCATTTCCAGATTCATCAATACATGTACATCCACTTATAAACGTAATAACCCCATTAGATGAAGAATATGTACCAGCAACTGACGGAATTGTAAATGTACCTACATTTGTATTAATAACAATATTTGAATTATTTAAAACACACAATTGTCCAGTAAAAAAAGTACCCCCGCCATTTATATTTGTTTCTTTATTACAACAATCTGTATATCTAATGCTATAAACTTTTAAAGATACTTGTATCAGTAATGTACTACAATTATAAGTCGTCGTTGTTGTTGATGTAACAACCTCTGTCGGTAAACTTAAAGAACCATTTAATATTAAAGTTAAATAATTTTTTTGTGTTCTAGCGTCTTTACTATCATATAAGTCAACCTTGAAGAACGACTTTTGGACTGTCATTGCATTAGTTCTAAGTTCTTCAGGAGTAAACGTATTACCCAACTCATAACTATTATACCATGTAGGTACTAATGCGTTTGGTGTTAATGTATTTTGTGTGTAATCAGCAAAATAAAATTTATAAGTTATTGAAGTATTAAGTTCATTATTACTATCTAAAATAGGTTTTCGTGAGAACCTAGCCATCTCAAAGTTTTGTGGTACACCAACCATTTCTTTAGCAACAATAGATTCGTAATCATCAATCAAATCACCACGATTAGCAAAATCCCAAGTAGTCGGTATGTTAACCTGTAACTGAAAATTTTTATTTGTATTTAAAATTTTATACTTATTCACATCCGTCAATTATTGGGTCGTTAACTGAAATACTAGTGTTAAACACGTTAGTACCTTCAGGTATTATTTTAAAAAAGAAATTATCATATAAATAATGTCTACCATTCATAAATGGATAATCAACGCCAACATTAGTTTCATCTATAAAACCATATGGATATAAATCTCTCCATCTAAAATCATTATTTCTTACAGAGTAATAAGCGTGATTTGGGAAATTCTCAATTCTAAAATTCTGTGGGTTACCCTCATCACTCTGTTCAACATATGGAGAATATTCCTTAACAGTTAAACTATTATGAGGTTTATAGTAATATCCAAGTTGATTTTGTATGTTAGGTCCAATAGAAAAATTATCAGGATTAAAAGTAAACTTATGGTAATAATCAGATATTACTCTTTCTTTTTGGTCAAAATCATTCCATTCACAATAATCTCCGTAAATTGTATCTCCAGTATTTAAATTCCTATTATAATAAAATGCTCTTTGTGAAACTAATGGTGTTGCGTTTTGTTCGTAATTATCAAAGGTATTAGGATTGTTCCAAAAGTTAGTTTGTATATTCGTTAATGAAAATTGATTAGACCACCAGTTATTTAACTGAGGTCCTAAATTAAAATCCCAACCTTGTCTCAACGAAACATTACTTGTACCGTTAGGTTTATTAAACCAACCAAAATAACCTCTGTTAATAACTGTAACAAATATTTCCGATACGGGTCTTCTTTGATTATCAATCATTCCTTTTAAATCAAGGTATTCTTGGAAGGAAACATTATAAGATAAACTATCTTCTTTAACCGAAACTCTTCCTTGATTATTTAAGTATGGTGGTTGTAAAGATTTTGATTCAAACTTTTTCTTTGTCCTTAAAGCATTATTTTCAAAACCTGAGTTATTAATTATCGCTTGTCGATATGGTGTTAATATCTTGTGTAATCTAACATAATATTTTGAAGTTGTTTCCTCAATATTATTTATGTCTAATACTCGTTTAAAAGTCCCTTGAAGTCCGTTTGTAAAAACGTTGCATTGATACCCAACATCATAGACATCAAAAACTGTAAGTTCAGAATCGACAAAACCATTACCTAAATTATAAACTTCAAACGCCTGTATGTTATTACAATTACCACCTGTTTGGAAACTTAATGACACATATTCACCCGGAGTTAATCCGTGTGGACATGGACAAGTAAACCTCAACATTGGTTTTCCGTCACCATCATTTGTTTTATTCATTATAAATGGTATACCATCACCCGCAGTCCAACTATATGTCGTTGACGTACCTGTTTGATACTGCATAGTCGTCGCAGTTGTTGAACTAAAAGCGTAAGTTAAATGAAAATACCAATTATAAAATGTGGTTTCACTTGCTTGAAATTTAATATGTTTGTTTGCGCCAACTGTCCATCCCGGTATTCCGTAATCAGTTCTAATAAATTTAAATTCATCGTACTGTGGGAATCCTTTCCAAGCAATAGGTGTTAAACAATTAAAATTAATTTGGTCTTGTTTATCTACTAAAACGTTAGAATAATACAAATTATTATTAAATGGTGGATACGGGTAATTTTGATTGTTAACCAACTTACCAGCAACACCTTCATAAGCATTTTCAAATACCATATTAAACTTACAAGTAGGTACAAAAATTGTTGAAGCTTGTCTTTCAGTATCAAATAATTGAGCTAAATTTAAATTTGTATTTCTTGAATATTCTTCAAGTTCTTTAATAGTATTTTCAATTGGGATTTGTAAACTAATGTCATTATCAGTTGCTCCCTTATATCTTAAAGAACCTTTAATATATCTATTACTTCCTAAATCAGACATTTGTTTCAGTATTAATATATTTTGTTATGAACACATCCATAGCGCTTCCACCTTTCTTCAATCCAAAATAGAAGTAAAACGGTGCTCCCACTAAAAACTTTTGTTCGAAATTTTGTGGTGTTAATTCGGTTGGTACTCCGTTATTGTCAAAATTAATTTGAGTACCTCTAACGTAATAACCATCACTTTGGTCATTTTGGAAATATTGCGACGCAGGATTTAATCTGTCTAAACTTTGGTATTTGTAAGAGAAAAACGCCTCATCAGCGGTACTATAATTGTTTGATTGACTACCAAATATATTTGTAGTTGGCCCACCACAATAATTTAAACCCCATTGGTAAAATGGAACTTCCTGAGAATTAGTTTTAATATTAGTAAACCAACAATCAATTATTTGTTGATTATTTATCAATGTACCTGAACTATTCCAATTAGTTCTTCTTGGAGAGATATAATCTCTATCTTGAGTATCACCTGTAAGTAATAACCCAAATACTGGAAAGTTATTAATCTGCCCAAAAAATACTGAATCGGAAGTATAAGCTTCAGGTGAAAATTCCGTCATACCAAATTGTGAATTAATAGCAATCATTTGCGAATAATCACCATCAATATATCCAGGAACTAAAGTTGCTCCATTATTATTCCATCTTGTATTTGAAAATAAAGCCTTTACTGAAGGGTCGTTACTACCTTCATCTGGACTATCTGAAGTTGGTATAAGTTGTTGATTAAATGAAGTGTTAATTAATCTACTTAAAATAAATAAATTTAATACATCATTAATTCCTTGGAATGATGTCGATTTAACTTTAGAAACGATATATCCGTCATAATCATCGTTATATACCAACTCTTGTATAAAATCTGACTTAGGACCTAAATCTAATAGTGTTGTTGGTGAACCTAAAAATTTATTATTACCAGTATTAGTTGCATTTCCTCTGTTGTTCTTTTTACCAATAAAACCTCCTATTTCAAGATTATTTTGGTCTAAAACTTGAAAGGGACTACTTCTATAATAGAAATTACTTGTTTGGTCATGTAAATAAATTAAATCAGTACAATATAAACTTGACGGATTATTATTTAAATCAAATATTCTTTGGTTTTGGAACGGATACGCATATAATGTCCCATTAATATATTGGTTAGTAAAATTATGAGATGTAACATCAAAACACAACGCTAAATTTAAATTAAGTCGTGTCATCCACTCAACTAAATTTCTTACATCTTGACCAATAGTTAACAACGGTCTTGACACAATATTATAACATCCTTTACCCTGAAGAAAAAATAATTCTTTACCTGATGGGTCAATATAATCTTGAACACAATTAGGTTTAATATATGGTTCCCCATTAGAATTAACACCATAACAAGATAATGGAACCGATTCCGAACAATTGCTTAAACTATTCAATACTTGAGTATAACTTGGTGGTGTAAATATTAGCGAACTTTCATTATTTGTTTGTGGGGTAGTATCAATTGCAATAACTTGAGTTGATTCACCTTCATCATTTATTTTAAAAATTGCAAATTGACTATTTTGGTGTAATAAGAAACTATTTGATTTTGCAGTTTGAATTGTTGTTGACGTTGGTAACCTATCAGACCTAAACACAATGTTCAATCCATCATTTAAAGAGGTAGTCATACCTGTCCCATATTGTGTTGAGAAAAATCTTGGGGTACCAATTAATTTTTCTTGAGTTGTGGTAACAACTCCTGTACCATCAGTAAACTCTTCCACATCAATTCCAAATGGTATTGTTACAATTCCATTTGTTCCGTTATATGAAAAATTACTTCTCATGAAAGAAGCTCCATCAATAACTTCATTACCCTGATAACCTAATACATTTTTAACACCTGCACATCGATTATCTTTCTGAGCGGTATAAAAAGAAAAGTTATCAGTACCAACCCCATAAGGGACGTAATATGTTTGAGGTGAAGTAAATATTTTTGTGAAGGTATTTACCTTATAACTGGAATTATTTTCGCTACAACTATTATTAGAATTTATAGTTAAAACATTTTGACTAAATGATGTTGTTAGATTATCAAGTATGTTATTACCAAACATATTTATACCCATCCCTATTGAATCGAAGTAATTTAATATGTTATCTCCAGCAAATACAATTTGTCCATTACTGGAATTAAAACTTGTCGCGTCTACCGATGAATAATATGACGGTAATGTCGTATTCCCATTAGTAACATAATCATTTTGATTATAAGTAAATGCATAACTTTGTTTAAACAAATTTGAAGTGTTGTCTAAAATTTCATTATGTCTGTCAGAATAAATTGTACCTGTAATAGGATAATTCATTTTAAATTCACCTTCAACAATTAAAGAATTATTAAAGTTATTTGAATATGAGTTAAAACCAAATATTCTACTTAAATCAATTTTTTGAGGAATTCTAGGCGAATGTACATCAATACCACGTTGTAAAATAACTATTTTATAATCATCATAATCAGTAATAAAGTTTGTTAAACGTGTTGACCCAGCTTCAATAATACCCGTTGCCTTATTTGGCATAATTCTAATATAAGGTATATTCAAATAAGATTGAGTATTATTAACTCGTTGTAAGTATCTAACACCAAAACTTAATTCATCCGAACTTGGGTTTGCCAATGTAACATATTGGCCTATCGTCATCCCTGTAATAACTTGGAAATATTCGACATCTGATGCAAATGGTGTAATCCTATCAACAGATGTTGTAGAAGATAAAATAGGTACAATATATGTTGTTTCTAAATCACCCGTTCCCTGGCCTAACGGAGAGTTAGGATTAGCATATGTAACTGTTAATGATGGTGGGAATATTGTAGTACCAGTCGTAACATTTCGATTTAAGTCACCGCTTAAAGTATCATCTTGGAATGAAATTAACTGTCCTAAAGAGTAATCAGGAGCAGTTTTATCTAATACCAAAATTATAACATTATCATAATGGAAATCGTTAACACCTATATTTTCATTAGGAAACCATTTCACCTTTATTTGATTCCATCCAAGTTCAGAACCATTTCCAAAATCAGTTACGTTATTAAAATATTTTGATTTAGTATTAAATAAATTATATAACTCAGAAGGTGGTAATGCCGTTGTTGAATAATATTCACCAGTTGAAACATATTGTGAGTTTGCGGAATCTAAATAATATGTTGGTTGAATTGGGAATCTTTTAATATTAATATCAACCGAACCTGTAAATATTTGACTAACAACATTGATTGATTCTACAGGTATCCCATTATATAAAGCATTTGATGTACTATTAATTAAATAAGATGTTTGTAAATCAAAATCCACTTGAGGAAATGAAATTGAGGGTCCATTGTAAGTTGAGTCAATTTCAGTACTTGAATTACATTTACATCTTTCACATCCGTCATCAGTATAAAGGACTAAAGGTAATGTAACATTTCTAAGTTTCTTAGCAATTCTTTTAATATCATCATAAATTAATGCTAAAGTAACCGAACCCGATAACCATAATAATGCCTTTATTCCGTGATTAACCGCAAGTGCAACTGCTGGAGGGACATTAGCTAAAGCCGCAGCAACACCAATAATTTCATAAGCACATTGGTATAAAAAAAATCCTATAAGAAATGTCATTGTTGCCGGCAATATTGTCACAAACAAAAATGCCAACACATGAATAACAAATAAAAGAGCTATAAAAATAAATTTAAATAGATTTAAGAAAAAAGAGATGATTAAATAAATAAAATCAAACCTATAAAAAGCATCGTTAGTTGGAAATGTATTATAGTCACCCTGACAACTTGTATCAGTAATTCTTTTAATACCAACAGTATTCCAAGCGTATCTACTACCCTGATATCTATCAATAAACTGAGTTGTAGTATATACCTTATTATACGATATATCATAGAATGTATCTCTACAATTAATTGCCTCATCAGGTACCGCATAATCATTCCAATCTAAACTAAAAGCGTAAGAACCTTCCAACATAAATCTGTTAAAAGGAATATTATAAAATGTAAAAAGATATTGGGCCGCAGGGTCTTCTCTATAAAATTGTAATGTATAAGTCCCGACTTCTCTAAATAATTGACTGAGATAAGGGTTACCATTAGGGTCAGTAATTGTTAAATCTCTAACATTCTGTACCGTTTTAATCCTAAAAATATCACTTTCGTTAACTGTGAGTGTCGCCGTAACCAAATCACTATCAGGTAACTGACCACTATCGGTAAAATCAAATTCACTAAAAGCTAATGATATTGGGTCAGTAAATGGGTCATTCCATCCTCTTTCTTTAATGTTTGGTAATAAAAAATACGCTCTCTTGGTTGGGTCACTTAAAGCGGGTGATTGTGACCACTTAACTTTAAATCGATATTTACCCCTTGTTGGTACCCCTAACTTAGGGTCACTACTTATTTTTTTAACACCATTCTCATCGGTATACACATAGTCCAAGTTCATAGGTACTTCTAACACCCACACCCCATTTTCGTCAATAACTTTACCGTCATTGTCTAACTGAGCTTGTTCTAAAATTGGTCTACCATCCTTATCATTAAAGATTGTTTGTCTCAGAGCAATTATCTGTCCAGGACCTGTAGTCATGGTACATAATTCACCAGCAGTCCTTTTAACTTTACACGCTGATTGTGTTTGATTTAAAAATTTAAAGTTCTTACCAACTTTTTGAGTATCATCAGTAGATATTATTGAACCCATAAAAACTGCCGTAGGTTCAAGTTTAACATTATTCTCAGATGTTAAATCAAAGTCAACTCTAGCAATGTTATAATTACAAATCTCAAGTTCACCAAAGAATGGTTCAATCTGAACCGTTTTTTGAACTGTCACAATTTGTGGTAACTCAGCGTAATTTGTTGATGATTTAAATTTTGAACCATTAACGGTACTCTCAGTCGCCAACCCCATTCTTATCAAATCTTGGGGAGTTAACGAGAACTCACCAATGTCTGAAAGGTCAACTTGCATAAATAAAGTTTGTTGTCCCAATGGGAGACCAAAAATCATGTAGTCACCCGACTCATTAGTTTTAACTGTAAACTTGTAATATTTTTCGTAAACCTGAATAAGTGGTTTATCAGTTAAAACATCTAAACGTTCAGGAAAAGTACCAGTAGGGACGTGACCTGAGTGTGATTGAGTATAAGGTAAAAGATTATATCTATACCCATCATCATTAATATCTGTAAAACTTTTATAAGGATATAATGAAGCAATATAGTCATTTTGAGTATCTATGTCCTCGATTGGAATAAATACAGAAACTCTTGCGTTAGGGATACCAAAACCATTATTACAAAATATTCTACCACAAACAACACCATAATCCGCACAACTTCTAATGTAGATATCGTCAGGACGAATAGCCAAAGACAAAATTTCTAATGTATCAAAATTTTGTTCTAAAACTATAGGTATCTTAACAGGAATATTTTGGTTAATACCTAATTGGGTACGTATTCTATATGACTTTGGCATTTTACTTTTTTAATAAATAGTTTAGCTACTATTTTCAAAATAGTAAATTATGTTTCAAAGTTAAGAGAAGTTGACAGTACTTAAATTTAAAGTACTTACAGTAATATCCTTATTTGGAAATCTAATTTGATAAATTTGTGATGGTGTGGCAAATAATGTTTCGTTAATCAAACCAATTTGTTTTGTTGTACTATCACTATACGCTTGTGATGTTTGATTTGAAGAGTACTGACCTCCGACTAAATTGAATACATTTATTTCACTGATAGATAAAATACCGTTTAATGATTGTATTAATCTTTTTAACTCGGATATATAAACATTTTCACCCATACTCCTATTTAAAGGACTAAAGAAAGTATCTACAGTATTAACTATATTAGTAACAACAGTTCCTTGATTTTGTGTTGAATCTAATACCACACTAATCTCAAGTTTTAAATCAATAACCTCAGCGCTTTCAACCGAAATATAATCATTAATCATTCGATAATTTGAAAGATAATTTGAAACATTTGTTTTCAAACTACTTGATACATTTGAACTTAGTTTGCCTTGGTCATCAAAAGTTAACATTTTAACTTTAATTTTATTATCCTCTTCAGTTATTGCAACTTTCGCAGGTGCCCCAAATTGTGATGGCATTTTTCTTAAAACCGCATTATAATCATTAATTGTCACCGCTCTGTTTTGAGAAGAAAAGTTAAATCCAATTAAGTTTCTAACTTCTTCAACAGTCGGAACGTTAGCTCCACCAATAGCCGCAGTGACATTAGTACAAGAAATACTATTAATAACTGAACTATTAATTGATGGATTTGGTCCATTAACCGCGAAATTGATAGTACCTATTTGGTTAATAACACTTGTACCTAAATTAGTACCCAATCCACCACCAATTCTATATTGTACAAATAGTGTTGTATTTGGAGTAATTGTTGACCCTAATGATAAGTTATTTGAATATTTAGATAAATCTAAAGGTGTCCCATTTCTAGCAAACTCTCTTAAGAGTTCATCTGTTGACTGACTTCCTCCACCAAATGTCATTTTTAAAAATCCTTGTGGAGTATATTCAGTTATAAATTTATTACTTGTCTGAAGATACTTTCCAACTTTTTTTCCAGCAGCACTCTGTGAACCTGTTGGGTCTTCAACAAATATTCTATCTTGTGCCAACGCATCAACCTCATACCATCTATTGTTTAGACCTAAAAATTCTTCAACAGACGGAACATTATTGTAGTTTAGTCCATCTTTTAATAAAACACTTGTAACCCCTAAAACATTTTTTTCAGGTAAAAACAATTCTAAAAATGGTCTTGACTCAGAGGTAGTAATTGTCTTTCTAAACACTTTAGTGATACCATTAACAACAGGTTCTCTTTTAGTAATTCTATAATTTATTGTTATCCCATTTGCGTTTTGAATAGGTGTTTTAGTTCTATTTCTAAAACCTTCACTATTTGTTTCTTTTGAAAAATCTATGTCACTCGCAGTTTCAAAAACTTGTCCTGCACCATATACTTGTGAACCTCGTCTTAATATTCCACAATATTTAATATTTTCTTTATCCCCATCAGCAGGAACGACAATTGAAAAATCTACTAAAGCAACTGACGGTCTTTGTCCAGGAATTTTAAGTCCGTATGTTCTTGCGATGTTATATATTGATGAACTCTGTTGGGCATATTGTAATACAGTTTCTTGTATACCTCTATCAATGTGATAATGTAAATTATCTGTAACTGCAGCATTAAGGTCTAAAAAAACTGAAAAAACTGCCGCATCATTAACATTTTGAACTAACTCAGGGTAATACGCTTTAACAAAATTTACTAACTCTTGTCTTATATTTTGAAAGTCCCTTGTTGTATATGATATTTGTTTGTTTGCCATCTTATATATTAATTATTACAAAACTACTTGAGTTAAACACATCATTTGTTATTTGATAGTCAATTCTTACTTTAGCAGTATATTCTTTAGTTGCCAATCCTGGTATAGTTAATTGTGTATTTACAACGTTTCCTTCTGTTGTTACATATGGACCCGCTTCTTCAGATGATAGAGCGGTGACCCTTATCGATGTTATCAATAAGTTCGGTATATATGTTTCCACAGAATCTTTAATTTCCGATTCAATATCATTAAATGTTGGCCCATCTAATGGTTCAAAAATATACTCATACAATCTTGTACCAAAATCAGGTAAAAAATATCTACTACCTTTTCGAGTTAATAATAAGTGTATTAAATTATTTTTAATCTCATCACTAGGAGTTTCAGATAAGTTAAGATATTTTCCAGTTAAGGAATCACCAAAAGGAAAATTAATACCGTATGTTACACCATTAGCCATATTTTATAAATACTATGAAATAAAAAATCCGAACTTAGTCCGGATTTTATTATTAAGTTCTTAATATCAAATTTATAATCCCATGTCATCAATAAACTTTTTATGAGATTTTTTGTAAGAAGATTGTTTTTCATCGTAAACATCAGTTGTGTATTGCCAATTCCAATATAGTTTCTTATTAGGTTCAAATCCATAGAACTCATGTACTTTCATTTGAGTCTTAGTTACATCTTCACCGTTCCAGTTTTGTCCAACACAAATAAACCCTGTCTCAATACCCTCAACTATATTTTTTTCACCTAAAGTATTATGTCTATTTTCAATCCAAGTTAATCGTTCAATCAAATTTTGATAGAACATATTTGCTTGTCCCCATCTCACTGAACTAAAAAATACTACAGCATCTGCCTCAAAAAGTTCTTTAGATATTTTCCAAAGTTCATCTGTTTTATTGTTTAAACTTGCCCAACATCTGTGATATCCTGAAGGATTTTTTTTATCATCTTTAAGTAACGCTTTTAAAAGCCCACAACTATTACCATCTTCTCGTGATACGTTTCCTTCACAAGGAAATATCTTTAATTCTGAAACATCAATGAATACTGATTTGTCGCCAAGTTCTTCATTCAAATACATTGCTAAGATTTTTGATTTAGGAACATCAATATTTTTTGGGTCCCAATTATGTCTATTTGAACAACTTAATAATAAAACTTTCTTTTTCTTTTTTAAGATATCCAAAGTTTCTTTTAACTTTTTTTCACCACCCTCTTGAACCATGTTCTCTGAGAGCATCATTTTTCTTATCTTCTCAATTTCTTCTTGTATGATATTAGACATAATAATAAATACTTGTTAAATTAAAAATCCCGACCTAGCTCGGGATAACACATCGGATTTTTTTAAGAAGAACATCCAAAACAATCAAATTCACTATTTTCAGGTTTGTCGGGTAGATTCATATAACTGTAATCAACCTTTGGTGGTTCAGGAGTTGCTTTTGGTTTGTTAATTTTTGATACGTCCATAGCCAAGTGTTTTGCTCCTGTTGAGATTGCTCTTGTTCTAACGTAATAACAAAGTGTCTTCAACCCTTTTTCCCATCCGTAAAAATGTGAAGATGAAATCTTTGACAATGTTGGATTTGACATGTAGATATTCATTGATTGTGATTGGTCAATAAATGGTGCTCTGTCAGCAGCCATCTCAATCAATTCTCTTTGTGAAATCTCCCAAATTGTTTTGTATTTCTTAATTAAATGTTCAGTTCTTTTAACTTTGAAATTATATCTCTTATCTTCTTGGTCAAGGTAGTTATTAAAATTAATGTTTTGAATTGAACCTTCGTTCATGATAATTTCATTCTTTAAGTCCTCAGACCAAATTCCAATCTTCTCAAAATCACTAATCAAATACTTGTTAACAATCATAATCTCTCCACCAACCACACGTCTGTTAAAGATGGCTGAGTGAGCTGGTTCTGTCATTTCATATGAACCTGTAATCTTTGCTGAAGATGCTACAGGCATTTGAGCCGTGAATAAAGAATTACAAACTCCATACTTACTAACATTCTGTTTAAGAATTCCCCAAGGCCATCTTTTTGATAACTCATCTTCTTTCAATCCCCACATATCAAATTGGAATACTCCTTGTGACATCGGTGACCCTTCAAAGTGAGCATATGGTTCATACTCACCATCCATACATAATCTGTTACTTTCAGTGATTGCCGCGAAATAGATTGTTTCAAAAATATCTTTATTCAACTTACGAGCTTCTTCAGATGTAAAGATGTAATCCATCAAATAGAATACGTCAGCAAGTCCTTGTGTACCAATAGCGATAGCTCTTTGGTCTAATCCACCCTTATGACCTTTTTCAGTTGAATAACTATTAATGTTAACTACTTTATT